GATTTGCGCCATTAGAGACCTCTCCCGGGCTTATACAATAGACCACGTTGTTGGGGCTGATGCGATGCTAGTATTGACGAGTATCGCTTTAGAAAATAATCCGCCTGTACATGTACCGGGTTATGCTCCGGATTTCCTGAGTCTTGGCGAGTTCCAAATTGCCTGATTGTGGCACTTTGGATACTTGCTGGGAGCAAGCAGTATGCTGCTGCATAATACAGTAGTGCCTGCTGCGCCCACTTGGGAATTGTTACAGACGTAGTATCGTTTACTATACTTGTCCAATAGGCATAATAATATATTTTGAGTGTCTCATCTGTTGCGAGAACTCTCGTATAGTTTATTGTGCCAGTCGGCCAAATATAGTACCCCTTCGGATTACTACCTGCCTTGGGATCACTATCGGTCCAGTCACTACCTGGTACAAAGTTAACCTCTTCAAGCCAGTCTGATCTCTTGTCATCCCAGATAGCATCTATAGCATCTGGTACTTCAAGAATATCGCTGGAGAGGGACCACGATGTCGCAGTCCCGTCTCCAGTAATAGTCTGACTCTTAAGATCCGCAGTATGCGCAACAACCTCTTCTAAGGCCGAGTTAGCTCCGTCAATGCGCAAGGCACTAACATATAGAGTACCATCGTCCTTAAGAAGGCGTAGTAACTTCGCGTCAAGCAAACCCCAAGTTATTGCCATTTTATCTTACGCTGCTATCACTCCACCAGGTTTCGGTAGGGTTATCGCGCAGAAATGACATTCAAACAAGTTCGGCTCCCACATGTTGTAGCCATGATAGCTATCCCATGAGAAACGGAACACGCTGTTGAATTGATCGATTGCTACTGGCTCATGGAATGTAAGCGGTTCGGCAACTGCACCGAGGACGCCACCACGAGAGCCCATGACCAAGATAAAGCCGATATGCTTACCCAAGGAAACATGAGCGAAACCAGCCATAGCGCCAGTACCAGAACTCTGGGACGTATAGGTCGCAGAGGTGGAGTAGGCCATGCCAACTGGACGATCAACACTAAGACGGTTATTTGTAGCATCTACAGCTACTACACGTCGCTGAATGGTCATCCCATGCAGAGGATCTACGCCTCCGGTTACCCCATAGTCAGTAGTTGTAGCTGTGTGAATGGAGATAATGTCATTTACGGCATAGTGTCCACTCGAGAAACTTTCCAACTGAATATAGTGTGTGGCTCCTGCTTGGCCCGTGTAGTACACACCATCAACCTGTGTGGTGTCGGGATCAGGTGCACCGTCGCCAATAGCAATGGCAGCGGTTACAGTGTGCTGTCTTTCGATAAGACCAGCATTATAAAGAACAGCTTGATTCATACCATACTTATCACTTGGAGCCTGGACAAAACGAACATTCTTGTATTTGCCAATCTCGTTGTTCAAAATAGGGGTCTGACTTCCGTATATTGCAACATCACGGAATAGAGCTGTCTCGTTAGCACTAGCTGCTGGCAGAGCTTTCATCAAATCATAGGTTACGCCAGGAGGTACAATCGCTACTTTCGCAGCTGCAACATCACCAGGAATAATTGGTGATCCCGTGTAGCCCATACGTAAATTCCACTCATTGATAACTGCTGGGTCAAAGGTATCATTGGTTCCAATGCTGTTGAAGTCAGTAGCGTCATTAGCATAGGTCCAAAATGCCTTCGGTCCAGCCAAGAAAGCGTTACGAGCTAGAGCTTCGTTTACACGAACTACACTATTGCCCAAAACGCCCCTTAAAAGTGGTCTCCAGTCTTTTCCGCCACTCTTGAGAAACTGTCCAACGATACTTTCGCTTTTATGTGCCTGTACAACCTGCCCATATCGCGAGAAGGTGTAATTTCTCTGACGAGAATCAACACTCATAGGTTCAACGTAATTCTGTGTGAACGGAATAGAGCTAATGTCGACATCGCCTTCCATGATCTCGTGTGATCTAGTATTTAGTGCACCAGTACTCATAGGTTCGTTCGTCCAATCCACCAAAGGGGTGTAAATTGCCTTTTGACGGAACTGGAGAGCGACCTCGGGATGCTGGTGTACCCATCGGTCCTGATCTACGACACTAACTGGGTTCTTATCGTAAAAATCAGCAAGTACGTCAGCCATGATTTTTCTCCTTCAAGATTTTAATTGTCTCCCGGGCCTCCGGCCTCGAAGTATTTATCCATAAGACGATTATGTTCTTCTGGCTCACCAGATGACAGGGCCTTAAGTGCATCGTCCCAATACTCTTTAGCACTCTTGTCTGCCTCTTTAGTCTTGGCTGCAGGAGTGACGCCTTCCATAAGGTCAACGGCAGCTTTTTTACCCTGCTCACCAAGCATTTCCCTAAAAGAAATGAGCTGTTCGACAAGCTCGTCACCACTTCCATCTGGAAGTAGGGATTTTCCCTCGAAATTCAGTAAATCCGGGAATTGACTTGTGATTACTTTCAAACGATCTAATTGTGACTGATTGATTTCTAGATCGCTAGATGCTTTTTCGTAGTCGGTTTTCAGGGTAGACATTTCTGTATCGGAGCCTTCCTTTTCGCCAGTAAGCTTAACTAAGTCAGCTTCAAGCGTTTTAACCTTAGAGGTCAGCTCGCCATTGTTATCTGTCCATTTTGCAAGTTCTTGTTGATATTTTCCTTGCAAACCTGTAAACCTGTTTTGATATGTGTCTCTCTGTTCTTTGTATTCGGTCGCCAATTGCGCCCAGTCCTCTGGTTGACGAGCTGTAGTAGATGCAGTCGATTCTGCTACTTTCACTTCGCTGGTATCTACTGTGCTGGTTTCAACAGCAGGTTGGTCAGACATGATATTATTTCCTCCCGTAGTGGATATATCTGTTCTCAGATAAGCTCGGCATCTTTATCTTTTTTCCAAGCACGCCGAGCCATTTCTGGCATAAATTTAGCGGCAGCGCGAATAACCTTACGTCGCTCTACCTTATTCTTCGTATGGCCCCTCAATTTCAGGGCTTTCCTAGCCGTTGAGCCATTAAAGATTGGAAAGCGATTTCCAGAAAGCACGGCATGTTCCTGTCGCTGTTCCACGTTAACATTAGCTGTCATTTTTCCCCTCTACCCAATAAATTCCTTGAGTAATAATACCACAATACCGATCGGGGCAGCTGATTGCTTTAATAATTCCCATATCCTCTTGTTGTTCACATCTGCATAGACTGACTTTACCTGAAGTTTAGCAATATCGGTGGCGTGTTCCAAGATTTGGCCGTTAAGACGCTCTAAGTGTTTCTCAGTACGTTCGACACTCTTTCTGATATTAAGCTGACCATTTTCCAGACGGGCAAAATTAGTGTTCAGATCACTAAAATAAGCTTCTATATCGTTTAGTGAGTCACTACTCGACATTACTTTCCTCGGAATCTATCTCTACTTCTTCGTCATCATTTTCATCGCTATCTTCACTTTCGTTAGCAAACGAATTTCTCTCCTCGCTCTCTTGAACTGCTGCCTTTAAACGATCTAGCTCATGAGGTATATTTTCAATATCTCCGTACTGAGCTAATGCTTCCTCAAGTGAAATATGACCTGCACTAGCACGCATAACTAGTTCATTCACGAGTTCTGCACGATCGCGCGGTAAGATTGGAGCCCATTCTTGCCGTTTGATATGTCCTAGATGCTGTAGACCTATCTTTTTAATACTCTCTTCTACGTTATCGCTATTTGTTCTGGTAGGATTCTTGACAGCTAGTACTGTAAGTACTAATTCTGCCAGGATGTTAAGCCCTTCGGTCCAATAATGTCGCTCAGAACGAATATGTGAAGTTAGAGGCCACATTCGGAATGCCAGTGTTAATGCTGATCGTTGACTTCCTTCATCTTCTCCGTCAGCTACAGCTGGAACAAATGCATCCCTTCTCATTTGAGCCATTAGAGATTCGTTGAAACTATTCATCTGCTGACTAATGCGTGGCGTACTCAACATATCCAAACTAGGTTTATCACCTCCAGGGGGTGACATTCCCAGATCGAATGCACGTACTCCTGGTGCAATTTCTCGAGTTCGTACTCCTTGGCCTACATTTGTGATTACTGGTCGGAATTTTGATTCTTCACGTACCGCATCACCTGCATCGGCCATACGAGCATTGTACTCTTTCGCAGTCTGTTTCAGTGTATCTACTATTGATAATCCATGCATTCCACCTGCGCGTTCATGTGGAATATATACAAATGGGACCTGTCCGTATGGATTCGGTCCCTCTAGATCAAAAGTAGCATCACCCACTTTGACTTTGGCAGTTTGCCCTTCTATTGATACACGATATCCATCGCGTGTCCAATGTTCTACCATTAAAGTTTGCATAGACGATCCCGGAACTCCTCCCGGCAAACTTCTAAGACTCGTAACATTTACATGGTAAAGGTTCTTTGCTTCTTCAATACTGATAGGCTGAATAACCCACGCCTCTCGCATACTCCACATATCAGATCCATCTGGCAGACCCCAGAAGAAGTCTGGGATAATACGCTCAATATGAACACCGGAAGGACGTAGGATTGTTTGAGGTGTCCAGCCAACTTTAAAAACACAGCCACCCAAGAATTGAGAGAGCAGAGCGTTCTCGCTCATAATCGCACGAACACGATTCTCGTAATAAATTCGATTAAGGGCCTCTTCTGCCTCTCCCGCGATTTCCTGCGCACTCTCCTCTTCGGTTTTTGGCATCATTCTCGTATTAACGAGCGAATGAGATCCCTCAGGAACCTCACCAAATAGCAAATAGGCATGCTTGAGAGCAAAGGTACGAACCGGGTTAATATGTAGCGGATACTTCTCCGCTGCTTTTCCTTCTCCGACCCCCGTCGTAATAACTTCCTCCCAGGCTTTGCCAGTGAAATATTCCCAACGCTCACGGCAAATGGACCTCCATGTTTCCCAGTCTTCCTTTGGAAACTCCTTATCCAAAGTGGTAGGCTGGTACAAAAAGGTCTGGTGACGAAGATGCTCGAAAACGGTCGAAGCGTCTTGATTAGTCGTTTGAGATGTCAAAGACTCTGCTCCGGTTCTCTAGATAAAAAGATACTATAAAATTGAGGTTATTTTGTTGTTGGGTATTAGCAAATATATTATACGTGTACATAATATTAACTGTCAAGGGCAAAGTGAAAGATTTCCTAAAAGGAATCATCGCTCTGGATGGCCTGGCCATCTATTTACGTCAATGCGGAAATGCCTACCTTCCCAGCGCTCTTCGTCTGGATCAACGGCTATACGAGCGCTCATATCGATCAGTCGGTACCCGGCCGAAGCGACTGAGCTCCGGATACGGGACCTCGCGATTACTCGGCGTGTCTTCATCCACGTAATAAAACCTACGTGCAAAGAGTGCAGAAATCTGGAAATTGCTGACAATGTCTTGTACCACCTTTCTATCCGGGAGTCTGTAGCTCAATAGCTGCTGATGAATCCCGTTAATAGACTTAGGCCAGCGTATAAGCTGGCGCCCCATGAATAATTTTAATGATAGTATAGCCTCTCCCTTAACATTACCGGCAAGATTGATGCCATACACAAGTAGTTCATCCTCTAGACGAAAGTATTCTCCCATTCCAGTTTGTGTGCCTGTACTATCATAAACACCAAAACTAGCCTTGTAGATATGGAAGTAGTCTTTAAATTGTTGTATGCAGGGCTGGTAGGAACCATCACCGTACCCCCACCAAAAAGCCTGCATGGTCATTGACTTGACTGGAAACTCAGTTATATCCCATACTGTTATAACGGGCGCGTTCCTATAAGGTGGTACACCTTGACCAGGATCCATAACAACAATATAGCGCCGATCGGGTTGGCGGGGTAACTCCCAACGAATGAGTCCAGCTTTTGGAGCACGCTGCTCAATAAATCCAGCCTCTTCAAGATCAATCCCACGACGCATAATAGCATCAAGGCCATCATCTTCACATGGCTCCACGAGAGACGCCGGAAATTCCCTACCCTCTCCTTCTGGTCTATCCCCTTTGAGCCAACGATCTCGTTCATGCTCTGGTATTCTTCGGACCAGTGATTCGATCTGTTCATCCGTAATGTTTTTATTGCTTTGGGTTGGTACCTGGAGGGATAAGTAGGCCTCAGGCATTTCTTTAGCCAGGTCAAAGCGATAATAAAGCTGCGGATTAACATGGGGATTGGTGGTCAGGCTTAAACGCCCTAAGCGTGACCTGCCTCCAATTTTTCCCCGTAGCCGTGTTCCCAGCCTAATGATTGTTTCGTCAATATTATCCAAAAGTCCCGCTTCGTCAACATTGATCCAATCTCCCTCCCAAGCTAAGATTCGATTAGCATCGTCGGCCGCACTCATAAATTCTAGTGTGGAGGTCTTTATGCCGCTATGTTTTAAAGTGATTTTGGGGTACGGTTTACTGACGGTCTTCCAAATGAAGCGCTCGAATTTATTTCCTTCAGCTCTTTCGAGGATCATCTGAAACATTTGGGCGGACTGGTAAAGCGTGGGAGCAACTCCCATGAACTTAAATGAATGGGTAGTGGCACACCACACAGCAGCCGACATCCCGATAGCCAGACTCTTGCCTGACCCAATACCGCCTATAACAGTTATTTCTTTTTGTTGTGCGTGATGAACTTTCAGTTGCCATTCGGGGGTTATCTGGTCGTCAAAAAGCCACCCATCAAAGTAAAAATCAGTAAAATATCGCGCGTCGTCCTGGCTGCGTGCGATTATTTCACTTTCTGCAGGCGAGAGCTTGTGTATCTGCCTTGGCACAAACTACCGCGAACGAGTTTTGAGAATTGCCTGGCGTTCCCGGTACATTTGTCGGATACGCTCTATTTCCGCATTACCGTCTTTTTTGACCTTCTGGCAAAACTCAGGATTAGCATGTTGGAAGAATACTCGTCCACCCATAAGTCGTTCATCATTTAGATCTTTTCTATGTCCAATGATACGGGCGTCAACGCCTTCATCTTCTCCCTGTAATTCACAGGCAATACTTAACCATATAAGATCTGTCTCGAAAACTGCTGGTATGTCACTCACTGAACAACACCTTGGTCTTCATTGAATGCCCTCAAATTAGTTTCTTTCGCTGCGTCAGCATTTACAACAGCCATCAGGAAAGTGCTAGTAAGAGCAATGGCAAGTTCCTCACTCTCAGCAGTACGGGATATACGCCTATAAAACCCCAGTACCTTATCAGCTATAACTTCCCCATTACTGTAGTCAAAGCTCTTATCTTCTATTACTGCCCCTTTCGGGGGGCTCTTTACATTAGCTTCAGCCATTTGGTTCTCCGTAGTAGTTGTTGTAACGATATATTGTAAGTTGTTAGAAGGTCTTTGTCAACTAGAGCAGGTGTTCTTCTACACTAGGTCCAAATCCTGCTGGGAAATGTAAGGGTTATACTAGTACTATACAATAAAGAAAAGTGAACTATACGTCATAGATATCCATGCCACCTTATTTTTCTTACCCCTCCCCCTCCCCTCGTTAATTCTCCTGCCACCACCACCCCCCGGGGGGGACCCCCATACCACCCCCACCGGTACCCCCTCCCCCCCTCCCCCCCCCTCGTCATTCCCCGTCCCACCGTACGGCATGGAAGAACTCCTCAGACAATCACTTCGTCGTTCCTTATTAGAATCGCCATCCCCTTGTTGTTAGTTTATTCCCCAACGAGGCTACGTTATCTCTATTCAGCTGATTACTGTCATTCGACTTCGTTAGAATGTGCCAAGACGCTTTACATTACATGAGTACAAGTTTCACCAATCGGGATTCCGTGAGCTGCAGTAAATCGCCACCATCAGCTAAGAGCGTTCTGCCTTTGTTATAACAAGTTCTTACTCCAGATTATCACCGACCGTACCTTCGGTACTTTTGCCAACAAGTAAAGGGGCAACGACAACTACCGCCCCTTGACATGTGTCAAATCAATGATCCTCCTCCATCAGAACTTTAACAAATGCAGAACTAAATACGCTGATAACGGTGACGACGTACTGCAAGAGCGCTCCCGAGAACATCCCGGTGAAACTCGTACGCAATGTAAAGCTGGCACCTTCTGCCTACGTCTAATGCCAACCGTAATCAACCGAACAGAGACGCCATAACGTAGCCCCTCCTTGGAGGAGCTATGTTTGTTTAGGTTTATTGAACGACAACGACTTAACAACAACAACTTAACGACAACAACAACTAGCTTCGCTAATCAGTAGTACACACTAGGAGGTGTGACCATGACAACGAATCAATTAATGCTTGACGGCTTCACAGTAAAGAGACGTAAGGGTAAAGAAGTACCCGTAATACTAGCACGTAGTAATGGAACATGTGGCTTCCGTTGTGGACATCCCATCCGCATCGGTGATCCCATCACTATTCTGACGAATGGTTACTGGGCTCACGTTCATGATGTTAACGATGCAGAGCTCATGAAACGTGCTGAGAAGCTTGAGTGGATTCGAGAAACATTCATAAGACAGAAGGAAGAGCAGATAGTTCGAGCCGCAGAGAAAGCAAACCATCATCCAGAGGAAGCCCTGGAAGAGACTGTCGAATGGCAACGAGCCCATCTGTCACCTGAGGAACGGTGGCATCCAGACCTCGTAGAGGTGCAATCATGACAATTACCTGGGAGATGGTCAATCTTATTGGTGTTGTTGTATTATTGCTTGGAGTTGCGTGGACACTCCGCAACTACAAGATTAAGTTCACACGCATCAAATAGATTGCACTCTTCGAGTGACAATCTGCCACCATCATAGGGAAGTCTTTCGACTTCCCTTTTTTGGTGAGACTACATTGAAACTACCTTACTTCCCTATGGGAAGTATCGGTACTACCATTGAAACTACCTCACTTCACAATGCGAAGTATCGGCTTTCCTCACTTCTCTTCGAGAAGTCTCGGTACGACCACTGCAACTCCCTCACTTTACAATACAAAGTATCGGCTTTCCTTACTTCCCTACGAGAAGTATCGGTACGACAACGTCTAACGGCAAACTGCTTAGAAGCGATCCTCGCCTTGCTCGTCCCGCCTTATAATAATCGCCCCGTCCCAAAAGCAGGGACGCCCCGATCCCCCACCCTAAAGCTTAAAGCACAATCGTTGTTGTACTTTACGCTCCCGCGTATCTCAATAGCCAAGTTTACCGAAGTCTCTTTCCTGGTTGTTGCATCGCTCCCCGAGGAGCTTCGATTTATGGCACGAAACTCCAAAAGCAGGAGTTTCTAAACTTAATTCAGCTTATTGAAGCGGGCGAGTCAAACCTTCACGGCGTGGAGGAAGAAGTTGCCAAGACACTTTACATTACATACCACGCGTGTTCACCAGAATCATGCCTAAACGGTCATCGCGACCCACTGTTTGCTCTCTTTCAGCGAACAACGTTCTGCATTTATTAGACCATGATTAAAAGCATGATATCACCGATTACAACGCAGGCAACCAGCAAACAGCCCTTCGCAACGGCTGCCAGTATGTCAAGGGCCAACAACACAACGTTCCTTGACATTCAGTCAAATCGATAATTTCATTACAGCATCATGAATAAATGCAGAACTAACGACGCTGAAAGAGAGATACAGTGGGTCGCAACAGCACTCCCAGGCAAGAGTCTGGTGAACTGGTATGCAATGTAAAGCTGGCAACTTCTGCCTCCACTATCTCGGGTTTAACGCGCCCGCTCTTCAGTAAGCTGAATTAAGATGCCATAAAACGAAGCTCCTCCTTGGGGGAGCTATTCTTATTTGGGTTTATTTTTACTACCACTGCCACTGCCACTGCCACGGCAACTGCTTTCCATTCGTTCATTATCAAACATTAAGGAGGTTGTATATCATGAAATTCTATGCTGGTATCGGTTCCCGCTCTTTGCCCGACAAGGTTGAAGTTCAGCTTATCGCCATCTCGGCATGGCTGGCTTCTGTCGGTTGGGGGCTCCGCTCAGGCGGGGCAAGCGGTGCTGATTATGCCTTTTGGAAGGGTGCTGCCAAGGATGGTCACGGTGAGTTGCATCTACCGTGGTTATCGTTCAATCAGCACCTTACCGTGTCT